AGTCCATTAGCACGTCTACGCAAGCGCATAGCTTGCTCACGACGAAGGAGGTTCCAAAACAAAACACAGTGGAAAAATTATGAACATTAAGCACTGAATAATTCAAGTGCCTGATATCTTTGTTTTCCACATAAGCTGGCATTCATCAAAAACGAATATTTCCAGTCGTTGAGAATGGAGCTGGTATCGTTACACTCGAGACTTGCGTCAGGAGGAATAACGACGGAACGAGCCACACTATAAATTTCACGTGGGCGCTTAGGAGGCGCGCCGGCTAGCTGCCGGACAAACCCCGAAGCCCTCACTCGAGGATCGCGAAGATCATCGAGCGAAGTGGTCCTTTGAAAAAGGTTCCTTCGTACGTACTCTCCCCAGAGTGCGTAAACGTGGAAGCCAGTAGATTCGCCCGTGGGCGAAACAGCAGTACTGGCGAAGAGCGAAAGGTCGCCCCAGGAAGGGGCGTACTTTTCTTTCTTTTTATAGTGAGTATCGCCAGATTGGCGATAACCCACTCTTCCGTCACGAACACTCCCGCCGAGCGTGTGTAATAATACCGCTGGCAGGTTTTCCGTTTTAAACGTGATCTCCCGTGCATACTTTCTGTAATGCACGGCACTGTCTCTAACCGGATCTTCCGGGAGAGGGCAGTAAGGAGATCTATCATTTGTATACTGCAGAGCGCCATAATTCCGAATATATCGGAAGGAGACGTTGCAATAAGGGGCCTTAAACCATTTGGTTTGTACAACCGGAATGGTTATAGCTTTAGGCCTCAAATGATAAAACCACCACCCGTCAAGTTGGACCTTAGAAAAGTCCTTCGGAACGGGTATGGATGGTAAACGTAGGAAATGTGGAACGTGTAACCCAGAGCTGACATCATCCCAATTGGGTACTCTCATATCACCTTCATCGTTTGACTTTGCGGCTGCATGAAGCAGACGTAGTGAGCGTGGAAGATCAACACTATGTTGAAAACCCCACATGGTTAAGCGATTGAGTAGAGAGAAGATATCAGCTTGTGTTTGCAGTGTTTCGACAAACACGGGCCTGACTGGGTATCCGTCGTAAAAATCTCCTCCACAGGATTCCCTAAAGAATCCCGTGTTAAAGGATTTTTTCACGTTAACGGTAGCACCCATTGCAGCCAAGCGGCCATACAAGGCATTGACTACACTCTTATCGACTATAATGTCATCGCCGTACACACCCCACGTTTTGAAGCGTTCCCCAGTAATGGGGTCCACATCATACAAGGGGAGGTCGGCAAGCTCATAAAGAGCAACAACTAAAGTCGAAAAGATCAAGGTCATCAATGGAAATGTAAATCCATTACCCATTGTACTGCACATGTGTTTCTCAACAACCGATTTATCGGGCATTTTCATACTCGGAGACCGAATTGTATCAAACCACTGCGTCCACTCGGGACAATATAGCAGTAGAATCGTGACAAGACGCCACGGTATACGACTGCTCGCCTCAGAGAGGTCAACCGTACAGAAGGTCCAACTGCGCTTTTCAGCGTGTTTTGGACCACGGCTACCCCACTGAGCAAGAACCCTATTGAGTTCTTGTTGGACGCATTCACCCCGAACCTTTTTATTTTTCTGGTCCGGCCTACGACTAACCCTTTTTAGGTCAATCCCAAGATCAAGGAGAGCCTCACGTAACAAACTATAAGTCGGTAACTGTAAAGCCATGTTCCCTGAAGGTTGAGTGCAAATGCCTCGATCTTCAGAATCAGATTTCGGAACATTTACAAATACTGCAGTTGAGCTGACTGTATCATACACACCCCACAATGAACACCGAACTGCTTCGGCAAACGCGGTGAGGGGATGACAGTGAACAACAGCTAAATACGCTGCCTTCACTTTCTCAGACGAGAAGGTCAAATTTTGATCACTCAGTCTGAAAAACGAACCAGCGGGTCCGAATACGTCCGAAGACGCACCGGGGCCGGAACGGAGGTGTTGATTAAGCTTCTCTACTGAGAGCTTATCTACTAGAAGTGCCGAAAACTGAGCCTGCATGTGAGCTATGACCAATTTCCCAAAAGGGGAAAACAGTCCAGCTTTATGCGGATCATATTCACGGCACAGATTGTTACTGTCCAAGAACTTCTGGACAGCAACAGCCTGCCTGGCCTCTACAGAAGCGCTAGGAAACTTTTTACTTTTTCCAATATGTCGCTTTCGTAGTCCGTCGATAAGACGTGATATAGCAAAATGGCGAGGATCAATGGGCGCATTGAGCGCTCCAGGATCAGCACCATCAGCCATTCCCACTTTCGAAATTTCGGAGGCTTCGGGAAGATATCGTTCAAGATCACACCTCATACAGTCGATAAGATTGTCAAAGAGCGTGGGTTTAGAACACTCGGACTTTTTCTTTTTCTTACTCATTTTAATCACCCAGGAGGTAAATTAAATCAATAGTCTCGCAATAGGATCAGATTGTTCCTTGCTGAGTCGTGTTGTTGAATCCATCTGAGTTGGCGTTTAAAAACCCAACTAAGAAAGATACTCCACCACCTATGTTTGGTTTATCATAGGTTTCGGAGCCAGCAGCGATGCGAGCAGTAAGTCGAAACTCATTGGTTTGCCACTGATTAAGGGCAACCTGAGCGGCCTTGCGAACGAGAATAACATACTCGTTGAAGGGAACTTTACTGTATTGACCTGTCACGCCATTCAACATAGCGTTCACGATCGTCTTCAAAATAAGAGGACGCCGGACCGTTACGGTGAAAGGAGCATTAACAGAATGGGCAGAAACGCCGGTTTGAGTACCGGTCAAAGCCGAGACTATACTTTGCTTACTACGTACATCTTGTGCGTTGTCAGCAGTAAGGGTATAGCCAGGTGTTGTAAAACCCGTTATTGCGCCACCAGTGATAGCGCCAGTCATTGTGAACATAATGTCACCTATTATTTTAAACCATTTAAGGTAATATAAGAAACATTCCGATTACTATAACGGTTTGAAACCTTGTCTAGTAAAAGACGATCTGAATAGTCTATTCATATCCAGCCACTTAGGACGCGGTAAACTGCGTTCAAGGGCCAAAGGTTTTACCAATCTAGTAACTGAGAGTGCTGCCATATTGGCAGCCTGCATAGCACTGGGACTCGAAAATTCCAAAGATGGATAAAAAGAGTCCACATTCAACGGAATGCGTGAAAATTGTATATCCTTGACAACACATCCACCCCGCTTAACGGAGCTTAGCGGCCCACCATCATACCACGTTAGAGGATCCCAGACACTGCTATGTGTCTTTTTAACCATCGTCACCTGCCATCCAAAAGAGGAAGTTCCTCTCCTGACGGAATAGGCGTCGAAAATCTGGTTGAGATTCAAAAAGTAGTCTGACATCCAGCTATAAGGAGTTAATTCCCATAAAGCCGGAACAGCATCGTTGAGAGTCAGTCCATAAGACTTATCTACAGCGGGAGCTGCGTCCCAAGTGACGTTATCAATAACAACTCGGTATCCCATCTTGGCCATGTACTCGACAATAGAAACGTCTAGTACGGCAATCTGGGCGAGCATGTTCACAGGTGCATATCTGACAGAGTCAGAAGAAGTTTGCACGTATGAAGCTTTGATAAAAGTGGGAGCTAAATC